GGATCTGAGAAACCGAATGAGTATCTCTCTCTAGCTTTGTATCTTACGTTACCAGTATCAAAGTCACCTTCCATAGATGTTCTAATTGGGGATCTTTGGAATAACTTGAAACCATTTGGAATGTCAGTCTTGATGAAGAAAGCATCAGAATCCACTAAATAGTGGTTTACTGTATATCCCTCAGGAATCATGCCCATATTTCTAAGTGCATTGATATCATTGTCTGCTGTTGCAGTTCTATTTGCTGAAGCCATAAGTCTGTCAGCTACGAACTGTAACTCAGAAGGAATGATAAGTTTTCTTCCCTGTGTTGAGATAAGCATACCTCTTTCATCTGTGAATGCAGCGATATCAATTAACGCCTGTTCCAAAGATGTTTCGTTTAAGTCAGCAGCAGTTGCTAATTCGTTTGAAAAAGTTCCTGCTACGATTGGGTGTACTGCAGAACAAAGTTCAACACCGTCACCACCAGCAAAGTTAGGATCAAACGCATTGTTTAATACGTTAGCAGCCTTAACTTGCTTTGTGTTTGCCATGGAACGTGCAAGTGCTTTTGTGTATCTTGCTGAGATTCTGTCGTAAAGATTATCTTCAACAGCTTCTTCAGTGATTGCAAAACCAAGTGCAATTGTTTCATGTGTGTAACGTGCTGTGAAAGTTTCTGTAGCGTTATCATAAATGATAGATCCGCCTTCAGATTTAACTCTCGCATTGCCGAAACCTGATAACATTACCTCTTCTTCGAATGCTCGATCAGAGTTTTCTGTTTCAAAGATTTCAGTGTGTTCAGCATCATAACGTCCGTACTCCAGGCCAAATAGTGCATTTAAACCCGGCTCTAACTCTTTAACGAGTTGACTTCTAGATATAGCCATAGTTTAACCTCCTATACGCCTGTTGTGTCTGTTAATGAGTTTAAGTTTATCTTAACATGGATAGACGCATTTGCGGCAGTGTAATCACTATTCTCCACGTCGGTTGATAAACCAACAACTCTAAAATTAGCGCCTGCGTTTGTAGTGAAAGTGCTACCATCAATAACAACGTTTGAGATTCCATCAATATTGGAACCTGCACTGTATGTTGCAATGTTGCAGTTTGTACCTACTTGCGCTTGACCGCCGTTAGTATCATCGACTTTGACCTCGTAAACTACGTTTGGGTCGTCAATGACATTCGCCACGATATCAGCAGCTGCGATGCTACCTGGGTAATGATTAGAAAAGGTCGGCTTACCAGTCGTTGGGTCTGTATAAAAGCAACCATTAAAAATACCTAAGATTTCAGCACCAGCAGTTGAACCGACATCAATAGCACCGTTAGCTACCAGTATAACTGGGTCGCCTTGATATATTGCGGATGCCTCGTTATTTGCAATTGTGTACTGTGTTTGGCCTTGACCATTGTACGCAGCACCTAGCATTTTAACGGGCTTAAATCCGAAATATCCAGCTTGATTTGCCATAGTTCATCTCCTTTAGTTTTAGTGTGACTTAGCTGTCCTTTTTAGAACCGCCAAAAGTCACTTTGCTCTGCCTATCTGCATTGATAGGCATACTAGGATGTTGTTCTCGTAGTGGATCTGTTTCCCAAGCTTCGGTCTGTTGATCGACCTTATTCTTGTAATAAGCATTACGCTCATTTACAGTTTCCACTGGCATTCTTGCCAATAGCAAGTCACCAACACTGATGACACCCTCATAAGCTTTGATACTTCCGTTGTATGCAGAGTAGAGACCATCTGTATGTGAATCAGCTCTCACTAATTCCCAGCCTTCTCTGAGTCGAGCATTGATATTTTTAGTATCATCTGCTCCATTAATACGTAATCGAAGCCATCTTTGCTTATATCCATCAGGACATGGTGGTGCGTCTAACTGAGACGGTGGTGCCCAAGGTTTTCTTCTTTCCTCAGTCACCCTTGTTTGTGCACTTCTTGGTGTTTTTATATCTGTCATGTTGTACCTCCTAAACGTACTTAGCATACTCAGCTAGAGGAACCCCTAGTTTGTTTGCTATTTTTACCTGACTAGGACTTAACCTAACAGATTTGCGCCCACTGGTTGCAGACCTTGATGCAGAAGCGACTGGTTGGGCGATTTTAGCGCTTCTGGTAGCCTGATCCGAGCCTTCAAAAGACTCTGGAAACTTGTTTTTAACTCTTACAGTTAATTCATTATAGTAATCATCTGATTCTGTGTCAAATCCTTCTGCAACTAAACCACGATGTATTCTTTGTGCATAATCTGTCATTTCAGCATCAGATCTAAACCAAGTATTTTTTTCAGCCCATTCAATAGCCTTCTGTGAAGGTTGTGGTCTTGCTTCGGGCTGTTGTGGTGCAGCTTGAGTTTGCAGTTGTTTTTCAAACTCTTCATACTCTTGTTCCTTTTTTGATTTAGTAACTCTTATTCTTTCTGCTTCAAGATCTAGTTTAGTAAGAGCTTGTCTTGCTTCTTCTTCTTTAGAATAATCACCTTGTTCTCTTGCTGCGATTAAATTTTGTCTCGCAAGGTCAGATGCCATTTTATTACGAACTTCACTTTCGGACATATAACCTTTGTCTATATCATAAGTTTTTTTCTTTACTTCTGATAATTCTTTTTGAACGTTTTGTGCAAAAGTAAAAGCAGCTTCTCTTTCTCTCTCTGCTTCTCTAATTTTCCAAGTGAGTTTATCGATTCTTTTTTTAACTTTATCAGAATATTGATCCATTTCTTCTGTCTGTTCTTCAACAGCAGGTGTTAATGGGTCTTTTTCTTCTGTTTTTACTTCTTCATATTTTTCGGGACTTACAGTTCCGTGAGATTTATCCTCAAGTTCGATTTCTGCTCCTTCGCCTGATGTGTCTAGATCTACGAGCTTTTCATCTTTTACAGTATTTATCTCTGTTTGCATGGTTTACCTCCCATGTTATATTATTGTTAATACATCTTCAGGCGATTCAACGGTGCCGAGTATTTCGTCATCGTTAAGTAACCTAACTTCTCCTCCATCAATTTTAAGTCTTGATCCTGCGTATCTGCCAAACACAACCCAATCACCCTGTTTACACCAAGGTCCATTAGGAAACTTTTCGTTATCATTATAAGCATCAGGGCCAGTGGCTAATACTAATGCAACTGTTGCTGTAAGTTGAGAATCCTCAACTGTTTTATCTGTAAGTATAACACCACCTTTAGTTTTATCTTTTGCTTTAAAAGGTAAAACCAATATTCGCCAACCGACTGGTTGTGGTAGTTTCTGTAATTCTGTCCTTTTAGGGTCAACACCCTTATTTGGATTTTTTAGTTTGTCTAATACGTGATCAGGCACGTATAAAGTTTTACTCATCTATTTTCTCCTCTTGTTCCAGCAGGCGAGAAATCTCCTGTTGGCATATGTCAAGCATATGTAGTTGTCCTTGAATATACTTGTATTCTTCAAAACTTTCAACCCCTTGTGTCAGATGTTCAAATAGTTGTTCTCTTTTGAATTTTAATTCTTTTTGATAATTATGTATTACGAAAATACTCATGTTTTAAGGCAATTAGTGCCAGGCACAAGTTTGACAAACATATTATGATTGTTGTCTTTACTGGTCATCCAAGTTTGTTCTTGTGATGAATTGATTGCAATCATTTCCGCACCTACTTTTGGTAGTGCATCTTTCGTAGCTTGCCTTACTGCCTCTAAACCAAAATCATCTCCAAACATAACTCCCGTTTCTTTTAATTTTGGATACCAATTAGTTATATCATCCATAACAGGTTCATACTCGTGAGCTCCATCTACCATTATGTAATCTACAGAATCATTTTCAAACTTATCTAAGATTTCTTGTTTGTCTGATCTTCCTTGCATAGGTATAACCATGTCTCTGCCGATAAAAAACTTTAGATTGTCTCTAAAAATATGTGCAAAATCTGATGGTAATTTTAAATTAGCGTGCTCAGATGAGCCTGCAAAAGTATCTATGCAATATATTTTCACATCAAATTTATTTGCATTGAATAAAGATGTCGCCAAATAGTGTGTTGATCTGCCTAGAAAAGATCCGATTTCTACGATGACACCATCGTCTGCGATCTCATCAACAATAATATCATAAGTCTCTGAATAGTTGAACCATCCAGGTATCTTGAAGTAACTCTGTTTCATAGTTAAGATTATCCTTTTTTCTTTGTCTTAACTATTTGTATATTTTTATAATTAATTTTCAACCCCTGTGATTGAGGCCCTTTCTTAGGTGGTACTGTCTTTGTCAGTTTCTTCATGT